AGGTTAGCATCTTCTAACTCACATCCTGCTCCTGATACTGTTATTTCTAAAGGTACAGTATTCTCACATGAACCGCCATAAACACCTTCAAATTTATATATACCTAATGGTGCTTTGTAGTATGCCCAATCAGCCATACTTAAAGGTAAGTAATCATTTACTCTAAAAGTAGTCATTATACCATTAATGTCTAATATTATAGGAGTAATTGGAGTTTGTACTACTCTTATTCTATCTCTACCTTTTACCAATCCTGTTGCAGTATACATATCTAATGTACATAACTCTGGATTAGTTAATACTATTGTAGGTGGTGCTACTGTTTGACAGTCTGGTACTATATCAGGGTCAGGTCCTAAACTACATAGTGTTAAACATTTAGGCATTAATTCATCTGCTAATGCATCTATTGTAAGTGTCATTAACATTTGACTTGTACAAGCACTATCTTCGTATAGTCCTACATTTGGTATTGTATATCTTATAAGATATTGTCCAGCTTCTTCAAGTACAGTATTAATTGTATTACCGCTTAAAGAAGATAATATATTAGCACCTATACTTGTCCATGTACCAGTAGTATCTATAGTACTACCAACTAAGTTAAATAGATTTACACTGCCTGTTGTAATGCAGATATTTTTTTCTACTGCTAAAGGTAATGAAATTGGGTTAACTACTTCAACTAATACTTCATTATCAGCACTACAATCGTTTTGCTTTTCAGTTTTAAAGTAGTATATTCCTGGAATTGTAAATTCTACAGTAGCAGTATTGTTTAATGATATATATTCTAATACATCATATATCTTAATTGCACCACCATTAATGCTTAATGGTGCACTAGCTATTCCTGGAATGTTATTAACATCATTAGTAAATCCATTAAATGACCATCTTAATTCTTGGTCGTCTTGAACTGTATTATATGGTGCTAAATTTAATGTAGCTACTTTAGTTGTTGGATTTATACATATACTTGTATCATTCTTTATTGAATCTTGTACTATTACACTAATAGTATATTCAATAGATTCTTGACTTCCTGGATTTGTTACAGTATAAGTAATTAAATCAGTACCTACAAAATCAGTTAATGATAGTATTGTTAATTTATTGTTTGATAAGTTTATAGTAGTATTTACTGGAAATTGTACTATACTTACTACCGCATCGCTGTTAGCTAATATTATATCTTCTGATATTGTGTTTGGTTTAACACATACAGTTATATTAGCTTGTATAGGGTCATCTTCACATTTAGGTCCATTAAATCTTAACTCTCCTATTACTCTTTCTCCATTTACATCCTCTACAGAATATGTAACTAAATCAACAGTATTTAAACCACCTGTAAATGTATAACTTATTTTATGATCTAGTGGATTAAAACGAATAGTTCCATAAGGACTATTCATATTAATAGAATCTACTAATACTTGTGGTTGTGTGGCTATAAATGTAAATGTTTCCCAATCAATAGGAGAACTACTTAATATATATCTATCTAAATCTACTACTGGTGGTTTACATCTATTTTGATCTATTATTAATCCTTGTAGTCCATTACCACTTGCTACTGGTTTACAATCTTCACAATTAAAATCATGTATATATCTAAATGACTTAGGTTTACTAAAACAAGGTACTGCATTAACTACAAATACACTATCTATTTCAAAACCTTCACATAATACTAACTTATAAAATATTTTATATTCTGTTTCTACAAGTATAGTATTATCTTTATATCTTAAATTTACCCTTATCTTATCTCCTGGACCATTAGCTTCTATAACATATTGGTAATCTCCTACATTTTTAGCTATTCCTAAGTCTACTATGTTATTTAGATTTACATCATAGTCTCTGCAACTTGTTATAATTGGAGAGAACCACGCTGTTTGTACAGTTACAGTACCATAACTTGTATCAATACAGTTAGCATCTACTGTTGGAAATTCAAGTTTTGGATTACATACTAAATAGTCTAAGTAAGTATCTATTCTACAATCATTCTCATTAGTTACTCTTAGGTTAATTCTAGTATTAACATTATTTACTTTTCTACCTTCTGTTGTATATTGTAATACTAAATCATTAGAAGTATCATCAATTCTTTTAAACAAGAAGGTATCAAACTTCCAATCATACTTAACATTAATTTGATTAGTCTTACAACTAAATTTAAGACTACATAATTTGTCACATTCTGGTTCTATTACTATAACACCATCTAGTGCAAAATCAGTACATGGATGTTCTATCTTAAACTCCTTATCATAAAAACAAAAACCATCGTTATAACTTAATGTTACTCTGATGGTGTCATAATTTAAGATACAATCTGCATCACAATACTGTAATACTAATGTTAATATCTCTGTTACTTTATCATAACTTTTAGATATTAGAGAAGCACAATCAGGTACTAAGACATCTATATTAAAGTTGTCAGTAATACCTGTTATTTTATATTTTTTAGTTATAGTTATCATTATACTTCTTCTACTGTAATACAGATGTTTTTATTAATACAGTCTCTTATTTCTATATATTCTTCTATTGTTGGTAAACATAATGGTGTAACTTTTTCACAACCTTGTACACAATTTATTATTACTGGATTACAAGTATTGCAATCATTATATTTTTTAGTAATTAGTTCTTTCCAGAATTTATCTTTGTAGTTATTAACAGACGAAACAATACCTTGTCTTATAGATGTTCTATATAGATCATACGAATCTAAGAGATTTGGTATTATATTGTTATATGTTGTAGTACAGGACATTAAATATATAAAATAATTATTGCTAAGGTTAATATTGTCTTTCTCATTTTTATTTGTTTTACGGGTATACTTCTACTTTGATAGATAATGAATCTATACCATTAAGAGCCTCAAATCCGTCATTTACTACATTTACTCTAATCATATCTTCACCATTAGTTATCACCTTTATTAAAATTTCATCAGATGATTGTTGGAAAGGTAAATTATGAAATACAACTGTTTTATTTAGTGTAAATGCACTGGCAAGTGTACCATGATATTGACCAACAGAATCATAAGTCCAAACAACAGTACCACCTAAAGTATTTTTCAACACCGTTGCAACAGGCGCATTAGTACCTGTTTGAGTTAACAAAGCTACATATACTTTAGGTTCTGTAGCTTCTGCTGCCGCACTAATAATACTATTGTTGTTACTTATAAGTCGGAGAGCCATCTCCCTAACCTTCTGATTAAAATTCATTTCTTAGCAATTTTTGTTATACAATAAATCTGATAATTCTGAATAGTATAAACATGCACTTTCACAATCACATCCACAATTTACACTATCTTCTATGAGTTCTTTAAGTAGTACTGCTTTTCTTCCCTTATCTTTATCTACATTATACAACTCACTAAGAACACATACATTTTTAAATACAAATATACAATATTTGTATGAATATATATTAGTGCTTGTTACTATATTTATATTGATGGAATACATACCATCATCTAATTTATCTGTAGCACCAAAGAATTGACTTTTGATATACAAATTATTATGTATATATTCAACTAGATTTGGATTATAGTTACTGCTTATATTGATTAAGTCTTTTGATCCAAATGCAAATACCTTATAGTTAGAATAATTATCATGCAGTACTATATCATATGGTATAAACTCACTACTATTTACTATAATCTCATATCCACCAGATATAGCATTAACTTCAATATCTATTGTTTCGTCTACTAAAGCTAGAATGTCTGGTAGTGTTAATATGTCAGCAAGTAATAATGGCGTAGTTAAAAGATTTATAGGTGCTAAATAATCTGGATTGATTACATTAAAAGCGTATATACCATTATATGTATCACTGGTAAATACTATTACTTTAGTACTATATATGTTTTGTACTGGTATGTTACTATATGTAACACACTCTAAAGACAACTCAACATCAACACCATCCAAAGTACCAAATATACTTTTAACGTGTAATCCTAATGTATTCTTAGGTGCTGTTATATAAATATCAGATGAATTTACAGAAACACCTAGAGTAACATTATGTGCTAATAATACACCAGCATTAAAGAAAGCTGTTAGTACATCTAATATACCCTCAACTTCTTCTATTTCAGTTATTAGATCAACTACTTCATTTACTGTTATTTCTACATCATTAGATAATCTTAATTTTTTAAATACATAATATTTATTATGTAGTAATTTAATACCATCTAATGTACAGGTAGTATTTGGAATAACATCCAAACACTTAAATTCTTCTTGTACATAACAAGTATCTGAATTTCTTAATGTAAATGTAACTGGTCTTACTCCTGATGGCAGATCAATAAAATTAAATCTTACACATAAGTAATCCAATTCATTATATGTAGCTTCTATTGTAAATACTGTATCTTCTGGTAGTTTAGTTTTAAGATATGCTGTAAGTATAGATATTTCACTTGTTTGTGTTAGGTTATAAGTCCTATCTAATATATTTTTAGTAGTACCATTAATATACATTGCAAGTTCTGATAACTTAAAATAGTAGCTACCTTGTGGATTAGGGCAGTTATCTGGAAACTTATCTCCACAACTTTCATCTTGTCCAGAGTAATTACAATAATCAGCAGTGCATAATCTGCTATCTCCTGTAGGTGCAATAGTTAATCTTTGCTCTTGTTCAAAACAACAGTTATGTTTGACATTAATATCTACGTAGTTTAAAAGATTTAAATCATTTAATAATGGTGAATTAAACTCAAAACTACTATTGTCTATTAATTTTATCATTATGTGCAGATTACTAAAGTTTGGAAAGACCACAGTGTAGTTGCTGTATCACATGGATAACCAAATACAACTACTGTAGCATAATTAACACCACTTACATAAGGTACTGGTATACTTGCATTAGGTGTTGGTACGTTAGCTTGATACTGACATCCTATACAAGATAGATATTGTTGTACTTGTGGTCCAGGTGTTGTATATGGACATAGTTCTGAATTACCTGTATGATAAATAGCTACACCATTATAATATATAACTACACCATCTGGTACTACATTACCAGTATTGAAGTTTAAAAAGTTTATTGTACTACTTGAACTTACTTCTAAATCATAAGATAGTTGTGCTGATATACCACCTATACCATTATAACTTTGTGCGCATGGTACTCCACAAGGTATTGGAGTTACATTAACATAGTTATTAAAACAATCTATTGCATCCCCTACATCAGAGAACTCAACATATATACTGTAAGTTCCAGTAGGCATAGGTATTCCAGAATTAGGTGGAAATGTACCACCAGAGTATATGCCCTTACCTATTTTAAATTCTAGTCCAGAAGGTAATACATAAAACTCGCCATTGCTTTTCTTTAATTTTACTAGGTAGTTTTCTACTATAACATTATTATATGTTAGATCACCCCAATTAACACCAGCGCAATTAGTTGTTGTAAATTGCATGTTAAAATCTAAACATACATCACATACATCTGTTATATCATAATTTAATATACCATCAGTAGATGTACCACCATTAGTTATAGTATAAGTAATTGCTCCCATACTATGATACATATTCAAACTTTGAAGTTGAATAGTAACAAGATCAGGTAATAATCTAGCAGTAAGTGAGCCTGTTATAATATCTATTACTTGTCCTGGAGTTATAGCCATACCATTTATATGTGTTACTTCCAATGGACCACTACCTAAATCATTATCAGTTACATCTATTGAACCAGAAGAGTTACAGTCAAATATTAAATAATCTACTCCTGGAGTAATTACATTATTAACACAATAAGTAACTAGTGCTGTACTATATACACCATCTACATTTTTAATTGTATAATTAAAGCTATATTGAGTACTTACTGCATCGTCTGTAGCAAGTAGTTCTAAATTACAATTAGGTATAGACCTAACATTAACACCAGTAGCTATATTAACTATTTGTCCTTCAACTACTGGAGTTCCATTAATTGCTGTTACTGTAAGCATTTGACCTAGTGGGTCTACGTCATTAGCTATTGGATTAAAGGAATAGGGTATATTAGGTAGTATACAATCTGGTATATTATCATCTACTGCTAAAGGTGTTGAGATTTTTCTCGCTGGTATTGTATCAGTAATATCTAAACAAGGCATATTTAATACCTTAATACTACATCCTATTACTGATACTACATATCCAAGTAGTGCAAATTCTGCTATTATTGCAGCAGAATTACCTACTCTTTTCTCAACTCCACCAAATCCTGTAAAATCTAATGCATATAGTTCATTAAAGTCTAATGTACTATTACTACAATATGATGATAATCCTACTATCTCTATATATGAAAACTTACATACATTAATATCTGCTGTAGTTCCAGTATATTCTAATAATGTAATAGTACTACCACTTATTAAAACACTAATACCTAATGCTAGAAATGCTGCCCTTACGTCTAAATCTGATGATACTAGTGTAATAGCATTTCCACCATAGTAAGTTAAATCTATTGATTGTATTATTGTGTAATTATTAGTAATAGGAATACCAGCATCTAACATTTGTATTGTTGGATTAGCTGATACTGGTATATTATATAGTGTATTTAAATATTTTCTTATGTATATTTTGTTATCTATTATATCTACAGTCCTATCAAAAATAAGTTGTAACTTAGTTTTTAACTGTAAGTTAGAATATACAAATATAAATGGTGTAGTTGTACTATAAAAAGAAGTATCTAGTATATTGAATAGACTATAATCTATTGGGTCTAGTACTGTATTATTTAATGTTAGATAAAAGAAATTATCTTTATATGCTTGTACATTTAATACTTCATCTGTTTGTAATACTACTACACTATTTTCTTCTATTTCTACTTCTATACTTAATTCTGCAAATGCTTCTACTATTTCAGTAGGTGTAGTTACTGGAGTAAATTGTTCTCCTTGAAATTGAGTTAAATCTATATAATCAAATAAGGTAAAATCAAAAGATATTGTTCCATTACCACTATCATAAGCATTGATACTACCATCTGGATTTAATATATTAAAACTTGGATAACACTTATAGGTAGTACTCATGCTGTTATGCTATTTATTTTATCTATTACTAGTTTGTATAAAGATTTCAGATTTATCATTACTGCTGCTCGTGCCATTATACTAATGTTATTGTACAATCTAAATTACCAGTAGTTAATTGATCTGGTATAAAACTTATAGTTACTTCTCCTAATTCTATTGTAGTTACATATCCAGTTTCATCTACAGTAGCTAAACTCTCATTTGATGATACCCATGTACCTGTTACATCTCCTGTTGCAATTACTGTTAATTGAAAATCTAGTGTAAAGAATGGTGGACTTATATTTAGTGGGTTTTCGGGGCATCCATCTAAAATTACTGCTATTGGTGCAGTTGGTTCTTCGTAAGGTTGGTCTACTGGTAAGTATGGTTCTAAAAAATCATCAAAACAGCACTTAACTTTCATTATCTCTGTTAGTGTCATAAAATCATTTGGAAATTTATGACTAAATGAAGCTAATGGATCAAAATTTTCAAATGAAGATAAATTAGCAATAACTGAATTTTTACTCATTTCTTTTTTTAAACATTCAACTGTTTCATATAACTCGTCAAAAGTTATCAGTTTATTATTTGCTTGTTTAAAAATTTCAGTTATATTCACTTTAATATTTTAAAAAGCAGGGGATTTTAACCCCCTACTTTACTTACACTAAACAATTAAAAGACCAAATTCTTATGTACATGCACAAGCATCTATTGCAGTAAATGTTGTTTGTGTAGGAATATACGCACCTATGGCTGCAAGTGTTGTTCCTATATTAGTTATTACAGTTGGTGAACCAGAACCGCAAGGTAACAATATTTGAACATCTGAATAGTGACTTCTATCGTTACCACCTACATGAACTGTATGTCTACCTTGAATAGATAATACTGAAAAAGTACCACCATATTTGTTTTGAGTTAGTTTATCACCACTTGGTAATGGTTGACCATCATCAAGTAATCTGTAAGCACCGTATTCATTTCCACCAATGTATGCTTGTTGGAAGTATTCTTGCAACTTTGCATCTGCTTCTGTCATACCTGGATAAACTACATCTTGTACATTAACTACTGTTCCAGCACATTCAAATCCAATAGGAGTTGCGAGTTCTACTCTATAAGCATGGAATCCGTTGAAATCCCAACTTGGTCCTGCTTTATAAGGAACGTCACAATAAGTATAAACTTTTTCAAGTTTAGGCTCTATCTGTATTCCAAAACAAAAACCTTCTCCACCTGCAAGTATAGCTGCATCTATTTCATCATCATCATATGGGTCTGCTATTCTATCAGCAGGTGTTGCATCTTCTACCTGATCGTTAGGTAGTAAATAAGCTGTAGCTAATCCATCAGGATCAGAATTAATTGCTCTAACTAGTTTTACACCTAAATCATTACAATTACCTCCCCCACATACACATGGATCATCACAACATGCACTAACAATAGGATAACTCTTTCTTATTGGCATCCAACCTTGTACTACATCACTATCAAGTGTCCTAACTACAAGTTGTATAGAATAAGAACTATCACATTGTGCTTTAATATCTTTCAATCCTATAATACTTGTTACATATGGTTTATAACAATTTGAACTAATTGATTCTATACCATCTACATCAAATATTGGAGATTGAATAACATCTTCCAAAGCACTAGCACCTACACCTACAGCAAAGAAAATTCTTCTTACTTTAGTTGTAACTGTTGAATCTACAGACAATCCAGTATCAGCATCAAATATTCCTATTTGTTGTACTGCTAAAGTTGATGGGTCTGTACCATCTGGTAAAATAGGCTGCGCTCTTGCAGCAATCATCATTCTTGAAGTTGAATCGTATCTAGACATTCTTCTTTAAAAATTAAATATTAATTAATATCTCTGATTTTAGATAGTTGTGCATTAACATCCATACCTAAATCCATCTTAGTAAGTAATACTGCAATATTAACTACATCACCTAAAGCATTTTTAGGTAGTTCGCTATTCTTTTTACCAGTTAAAGTTTCACCATTGATTCTTTTATAACCATTAGTTGAATACTTTTCTGCATAATGCATATATTTACTATATCTTACATAGTTGGGTTTTACACCTTCTATGATAAAATCTGCTGCTTCTAACTTTATACCATCTTCAATCATCCAATAATTACATTCTTCCCACAAAAAACTACTTTTAATTGTGTAATCTTTAGTAGTGGATTGATCGTGATTAACTGGAAATAGTTCAAGTTCTTTATAACACTCTTTATTATTAGCTATTACAGACCCGCCTAAAAAGTATTTACAATTTTCTGGTATCTTATATAAATAACTATTATCATCATACTTACTTACATTAGTATCTTTTTCTTTTGCATCTACTACTAGAGTATATATGTTATTTTTTACTCTTGATGTAAGTTCAAATTTAGGTATTGGATTATATAAAGGAAATGCAATCATTTTTATATAAACATCTTCTGCCACATTTAATAGAAAATCTATTTGTGGTACTAAAAACTGTTGATACATTGGATTATCAGCAGCTTTTAATTGTTCATTAAAATAATAATGCATATCTTCTATACTATCCAACATCTTTATTTGTTTCTAACATGTTCAGAAATCTGTATTCTAATACTTTGATTTTCTGGATTCACTAACATCTTAGCAGCAGAATCAATATCATGACCTAATGTAATAGTATTATAACTAAAACTACCTTCTGTAATATCTAATATATTTTTAGATATTCCTAAAATCAAAATAGCTTTAACTTGTAATACATCTTTAGGTTGTTTAACTGTCTCTAAAAACTTATGCACATTTGCAAGTCTATAAGATGTAAGTTTTGCATCTACTCCTTCTTCTGTTAAATTACTACAATCACTACTTGTTAAAGCAGTTAAAACAATTCTTTGTTCTTTAGGCGTTAATGCTTCATGTAATTTTTGTGCTTCTTTTACATAAGACATTAGCCTAATTTCAGTTTCTTCTGATTTAGTTTCATCGTGTATATAATGAGTTGCTAAAGGAGAAACTCCTGTATTATATTCTTCTAAACTATTAGCTACCATTGGATTAGCTAAACATAATTTATACTTAATAAAATCTAATGGTATAGATAAATCAAATATAAGTGTTCGATTTTCTAGTTTAACTCTACCAATTAATGTACCATAAAAAGGATGATCTCTATTTGGATTAAAATTAGAACTTAAATCAAATCCAGTAGCATCTTCTAAAAACAATCTTTCATTAGGAGTTAATCCTGTCTGATATTGTGATTTTAGAACCGCACATTCAATAGTACTGCCCCTATCAAAATTATCTACACCAGATTTACCATGCCAACTGTCTTTGTCTATAGGTCGGAGTTCTATAGTAATATTAGGTAATCTAAACCTTTCATAAATAGGAGCATCTTTTGCTACTCCTTCTATAGGTACTAGTAACTCTTTAGTTACTTCTTTAACTGCACCTAATCTAGGCTTTTCAATAATTGCAACATTTGTAAAATCTTTATCACTAATGTCGTCAATTACATCTGCTGTTTCTTCGATCTTCATCTTTTAATATTTAATGTTAGTGTTAAGAAAAAAAGAGTGACACCAGAAGTATCACTCTTATAAAATAATCTGATTATGAACGTTGAAGTATTAACTCCCCACATTTAGTAGGGTCTGATAAGTGTATCCCACACTGTTTAAGTACGTGCATTTCATAGTAGTCTCCACTATGTGCACCTAAAGCACCACTTGATACTGGACCGTAAGGTGATTCTCCACCACCTACATACCAGTTCTTAAATCCACCCTTCTTATTTATCATCATCATATTGGCATCACTACCTTCACCTGCAACATCTAAGAATGTAAATCTCATACTTTCAGTAGGCTTACCTGTAAGTGGGTCGATCTCGAAGTTAATTTCTGGATCATCATACACTGGATTGTGTATAAGTTTTAGAGTAACTCCATTTGGCATTACATACTCAACAAATTGAGCACCATAAGATAAACCTTGAGTTGTGTAAGGTGAACTTGCACTTCTAACAAATTTATCTGTTAACATTGTGAATACTGGGTCTTTACCTGCTTTACTATTAATAGCGTTAGCAAATGTTAACATTCCGTATTCACCTGTATAAGCGTAAATAGTTGAGTTTTGACCTGGAGCAATACGACCATATCTAGTGTCCATAATAAATTCTTGAAGTAAATCCGCACTTAATCTATTATAATAATGTCGTACACCCGATTCTAATTGCTGTTGCAAACCTGCGCCTGACATAATTGGTCGTCCATTACTACCTAATATTTTACTAGTTTTTCTTGAATACCAAAGCCCACGCTCTAATTCACGATACCATTGTTGCCAATATACTATTTCAGCATACCTTACCCAACTATCAGTTTCTACAATACGACCTTCTGGAGATTTAGCTCTTATTTTAATAGCTAACATCTCGTTTGCAGCATCACCAGTTACTTTATACATCTTTCTATATCTAGACATACTACCTGTAAGTCCTATAGCAGTGTTGTAACTAGTTGAACCAGATTCATCTGATGCTTCTTCATATTGAGAAAATAACTTTCCCCATAAAGCACCAGCTTTTAAATACTGATATGGGATATAGTGAGATAAACTATCGTTCATAGGTTGCAACTTAATTCTATGCCTGCTTCCTATTTTCTCTGGATGTCCTACAATTCTACATTGATACTTTTTATCTGCACCGCCTGGCGCTAATATGTCTCCTGGTAGATAACCGCCAAAATCAAAATCCAATGTAATAATTGTTCTACCTCTACCAGCAGTACTATTAGTAGTATAAGTACTACCTAATACAGTACTTGGTCTGCATCTACCACCAATCAATTCATAAGACCAAGCAGTAGTGCCTATCTCTTTAACTCTTTTGCCTTTCATTAGCATATTAGTTAAAGGGTTATCTGAATATAATTTAGTGGCGAATAATTCTGTAACTACACCTTCAAGTTTTTCGGGTCTAGCGTGTAATGATGCTCCTAAGTGATTCATTTCAGTCATTCCCGAATGAATGGGCATCCTCTTTGTGAAAAATTCATAATTCATTATGTACTCTGTTTTTAAATTTACTTATTAAATAAGGTCTAAAAATTCTGTAAGACCTTTAACAGTACTAGTTGTTTTACCACTAGATGTCTTTACTCCTTTATCAGACTGTTCTTCTATTTTTTTAGTTATTTCTTGTTTAGCTTTAATTTTAAGTTTATCAAAATTAAAGTTATTCAATAATATATCTGCTATAACTAATTTCTTAACTGGGTCTGTTAATGCTTTAGATAATTCTACATCAAAGGCTGTTAATTCTTTATTTATACTCTTATCTACAAATTTATAGTCACCTAAAAAAGAAACTAGTTTATTTTTGTTAGTTAATTGAATGCCCAACACTTCATCACTTTTCTTAATAGTATCTTCTATAACTGTTCTTTCTTTTGATCTTGCTGAAATTTCATTAGCTTTAGCTGTTTTTGCATCATTAGCTAATTTTTTAGTAAGTTCAATTTCTTCATCTATTCTTTTATCTCTTAGTTTTTCAGCTACAGAATCTAGTTTACCATTATCTTTATATGCTTTAATTAGCATATCAGCTTCATCACTATCTTTACCTTCAAACTTTAAATAGTTAAGTCTTAAAAATGATTCCTTATCTTCTTCTGTTCTGAATGGTAATTTAGATACTATTGGTTTTTCAGTTACTTTACTTATGAAAGTTTCTGGATTACCACCATCTTTTGTATATTTAAGAAAATTAGTACCTAATGCTCCAAGAGAATCCATAAGTCCAGTAAACTCCTGCTCAAATAAAGTATCTATTTCTTTTTCTATAATACTTTTAGCACTATCTTTATCTACTGTTTCTGGTAAATCTTCAAGTTTTTCAATACTTGTTAATTTTCCATCTTCTACTAAAGAACTAAAAATATCTTTAAAAGATGTTACTTCTGGTTTTTCTTCTTCTTTTTTGATTTTACTATCTTCTCCAAAAAAACTTACATTTTCATCTACTTTAGGTTTTTCTTCTACCTTAGTAGTATCAGTTTCAGTTTTTTCTTTAATAGTCTCATCTATTAAATTTTGTGTAGGGTCATCAAAATCAAAGAACGTTGTTGTTTGGTCTGTCATTGTTAATGCAAATTTATGTTATTAAATTAATACTGTTTCATTTTAAATGAATAATTATTCATATTTTTTTGAATTATTTGATTTTGTTTATTGCGATTTACTTCCCATTTTTGCTACCTTCTTTTCATCTATATCTAACTTTCTTTTAGCTAAAATGTTATTAGTCGCATCTTGTATCTTTTGATGCTGAAATTTTTGCTGTTCTAAAAATTGATTTGCTATTTCAATAATATCTGGTGTATTATTATTATTAATATCTTTATCTTCTGCAAATCCACTACCTACTACAGCAGCTTGTAAAATATCCCATTCTCCTTTCTTATCAATTTGATCTAACTTACCTTGTGATTTAATCTGTTCAAGTCTTTCAAGATTAAGTTGTTTTTGATCTTCTGCTGCTTTAGCATTAGCTGCTTGTCTATCTTGAAGTATTTTATCTTGTTCAAATTTAGCTTCTTCTCCTATCTTTAATATCTCTAAAGCACTATTTAAATCTTCTTCCATTAAAAATCTACCTAAAGCACTTAATTGTAACGTTTCTGTTTGTACTTTAGCAGCAGCATATTGACTTATAATATCTACAACTTTATCTTGTTTAGACATATTTTCCATAAACATATAATATTGACTTTCTAATAGTAAGTCAGGATCAATGTCTACAGTCATTATACCAACATCATCTAATACATATGTAAGTGTTTTAGATTTAGTTCTTATTAATGCAGTTATTTGATTATATAATAATGACTGCATTATTTGATTCTTAGCTACATTCATTAAATAAAACATAGGTTCTAATGCTAAACTTGTAGCTCCTACAGCACGTTCTACATTTTTTTGACCCTCTCTTTCTTGTATTTCACCTTCAAATTGTGGATTAATACCTATGGTACTTTTAGATTTAGCTTCTATATAATCAGCTATTTCAATATATTGGTTTATTTGATTAAGTTGTCCACGATCTACTTCTTTAACTAAACTATTAATATCTTTTTGACCAATATTTTTAGCATCTTGGAAACTATAAAATGCAATTCCATTTTTTTCAGCATATCCAAAAAATTTATCATACTCTATATCTATAATATCAGAGTTCATAACAACCATCTTACCTTTATCCTTAGCCATTAAATCTTCTACTCTATATAATATAATATCGTATAAAATAGCATAAGGTAACATATAATCTACAGCACCTTTAGCATTACCATTATATTCATTTAATAGTACTCCTTTAAATGGTAGTGCTTTTTCATATAAATTGTCTATATTAAATACTTGACCTTCTACTGGTCCAGCTTTAATAATTATATCAGTTCCTACCATTATACATTCGTGTAATTCTGGTATATCTTTCCAAATTATACTTATATCTCCAATTTCTGCATTGAATATATATTCTTCATCTACTATATCTGTATCTTCTATACCATCTCTAATAAATGTTAATATACCTTTTTTAGTACTTGCTCTCCATATACTATGAGTAACATATAAAACCGCATCCATAGTAGTATTACCATTATATAATACTGTTTGTGAAAAACTTATAGGTTCTTTAGCATCAAAAGCAAAACTAGCACCATGACTACCATTATGAACTAAACCATAAATATCTCTTAAAGTTTCCTTACTTAATATATCACCCCAGTACTCTTGTATTTTAGCAGGAGTTAGATAGTAATGTAACGTTCCAGCATCAAAATCTTTAACAAAAGGACTATCGGTAGTTTTACTATAAGTAAATGATCTAGGGTCTATTTTCTTTAATACTGCTTTACCTTGTTCAATGCCATCATAAAATAAATATTTACCACTTACAAAAGCATCAAATGAGCCTAACATAAATTTAATATCTACGTCTTGTTCTCTTTTAGTAAAATTAAGTATATGATTACCTATTATTTCAGCAGGATCGACATGATCTCTAATCATATATTTTTTAATTCTTTCTGGAGTATTTTGCTGTACTGCTTGCGCTACTGCATTATCTCTTTCTGGTGTATCTTGTGATATTTGTTTTTCTATATCTAACTTTAAATTCTCTAAAACAGATTGTACAACTAAATTATCTATCTTTTTTCTTTCTTCATCTCTACGTCTACCTACAGCTTCTTTATTAACTGCTACTAATTTAGATTTAAATTTCTTAGTACTTTCAATACCTTGTAATCTTTTTATAGTAGGACTTACTATATCTTTATGTCTAAATTCTGTAGGTAGTTTAATATCAGGACCAAAAGGTTGATATATGTTTTTTAATATACTAGCATCAAATTCTCCTGCTGCTAAAGTATAATTATTATTCATTCTAATAAAATCAGATGCGTTTTCTGTTCTATATTTACCTACCCAATACTTATAATATGCAAAATTATTTGCTGCTTTAGCTTTATTACTAATTAAATGACTATATTCAAACATTGTTTTAATTATATTGATTAGCTAAAAATTCTAATAACTTATCTCTCTTACTTTTTTCATTTGAATTACCATGTACAGTACCTTCTTCTTCTTGTTGTCTTGCAAATAGAACTAACATAATAGCCATAATTCGGTCATAATTACCACGACCTTCTTTATCTTTACGTCTATCATACTTCATTAATTCTTCACATAATCCTGGACAATTTAAATTTTCTACTACTAATGTACCATCAGGTAATTCTTCCATTAGCCATTCGCTAATATATTTTAAACCTGCTATTTTAATTTTTTCAGCCATGTGAATACCATAATCACGACTTACTCCACTATCTTCAATATGCAAATTTATAACTTCTTTTGGTTCTGGAGCTAAAAGATGTAACTTTTTTTTCCTACGGAAATAATTACGAACATCAATAACTTCATTTTCGTGCATAATATCAGCATTATAATATTCTGCTAGAAGCATTAATTGTTGGTAATAAGCATCTTGGGAATTTGGTCTACCTATATAAGAAGCAGCAATAAAATTACCTTTATATGAAAAATTGTTATAGCCCTTATGTACATAAGCAGCATTTACAGATATTATACCTTTGACTTTTGAAGTTTCTCTAATTGGGTCAAGACCTATTATATATGTACCTTTTTTAGCATCTGGTATTGGTGCTTCATACTGTATAATATTACCTGATAAATCTGTTACTTTTGGTTTCCAATCTATTAGCGGTTCTGCATCATTTAATATTCTATAATTTATTTGGTCATCTTCTTTAAATAATTCTATATTAAGTCCTATAGTTTTATGTAAACCACCTGACATTAATTTAGAATATCTAGCTTTAAGTAATTGAGTAGGAAAATTATTATTATTACTTACTAAAAATGCTTCACTAGGTTTATTAGGATATTCTTGTAAAAATCCATTTAATGCGCTTAATCCTTTTTTAGAGTTAGTTTTAATCTTATCAAATTCAGCTTTTCTAAAATCTAATGCAGCTTGTTGTAAGGAATTACCTTGTGAATCAATATTACCTATTTGATTCATTTTATCTGGAAAGAAAAAACTACAAGGCTCATTAAAAAAATCTTCATCATACTTATTTTCAAATACTTGCATACCATATTCTACAGGATTATAATATATCTCTGCAAAATCTTCCCAATCATCTTCAGCATCTTCTGCACCATTACCTGTTCCAAATATAAGTATTTGACCTGTTATACTAGTACCATCTGAAAGTGTAGGTAAAGTAGCTTTTACAGTATCTTTTAAATTAGAAAAGTTACCTGCTTCTTCAAAAAGTATAAGTGTTCCGTCTTTACCCCTTAAAGCATCTGGATTATCTTTACATGTTAATGCCATTATAACACTCTGAAATCCTTCTTCTATTTCTACACCATTACTATCTGTAACTTTATAACTAGCTTTCTTATGCTCTATCTTATCTACGTAATCCCTTTTCTTACCCCATGCAGTATGTTTAGACTTAAAATTAATATAATCATTAGCCATTTTCATAGTACCTTCTGGAAATAAGTACTTTTTATCAAATGCCGCTATTATATTAATAGAGAAAGGTATTAAATCATATCTATTAACTATAATACTTCCATTTTTATATGAGAATCCTTTACGTCTTGCTTTACCTACACATAAATGGTACCCACCGTCTAATAATGTAGGTATATTAGAATTTAACTTCAATGAATTTAAATACTCTGGTGTACAACCATACCTAGCTATATTAACATTATGAAAGTAATCATAATCTCCATCCCAAAAATCAGGAAAAAAAGGTTTCTTAGTAGCACTTCTATTTTTAGATTCTAAAGTAGTTTTACTTTTTTTATTCTGCATCTTAATTTGTGAGAAATTAAGATAGTCATAATGATCTCCTGTTATTTTAACACCACCTACAGAATAGCCTTCTATTCTTCTTTTACGTTGTTCTTTCCAATAATCTAAATATGCTAATGATCCTGGTGGGTCAGGACAATAATATCCATACTTATCAAAATGTTTAGCTTCTTCTCTAAATACTTCACTATTAATAAACCACCCATCTTCATTTCTAACAGAACTCATTCAGTAGCATTTTCAACCATTTCAAAATAATTAATACTTCTATTTTTAACAGTTTTAGATGCTTCAACTAATTCACTATCTACAGCATTTTTTAAATCATTAAGTGCTAATACTATATATCTTGATTCTTTTATATTCTTAGCTATAGTATCAGGATTATATTTTAATCCACCACTTTTAGTTTCTGCTGTTAAATCTATCTCTCTTAAAAATGTAGCCAGTTTTTTAGAACTTTCTAAACAACCTTTATATAATTCAAGTGATGGAGAGCAGGTTTCATATATATGATCTAATGTACCAATACATATATTTATTAAAGTATCATTAGTATAAAATTCTAATAGTTCTTCTTTTTCTTCTTTAGTTCTGTTTTTATAAATAGATGCTATAATTTTTATTCTTCTTTCATCTTTTGTAGGATAACCACTAAAAGGATTAGTTTTTCTATAAGAACACATATAATTTAAATATGTGTATTGCATTAATGCTTCTCCTTTATGACTATCTGTATCTCTATCATATATTTTTCTAAGTATAGGATGTGCTAAAACATCTATAGTTAAACCTAATTTACCATCCTTAAATTCAAATATATCTAACATAATAATTTACAGTAAAATCTATTTAATTCATTTATGGCTTTTGATCTAAATATTAATGACATTAGATCTTTGTAATCTGAATTTCGTATCACAACATCCTTACTATTAGCTTTAGCAGTATCTCTAATTATAGAAATTGCTCCATTAGTTAAAGCCATAAAATTATTTCCACCCCTACTAATAGTACCTATTCTTAAATAAGTAGAACCATATTGATTTTTAATACCGTCAATAATAGGATATTGTTTAACAACAGGAATACCTATAATATCATAATAAATGACATATAGGTATTCAAAAGTAATGATTATATTTAAAACAAGATATTCCTTACTATTAATATTTTCTTGATTAAAACTTAATATTGGGGTCATAAGGCATACTCATTATATTTAAAGTATAGGATTTAATTTTACCATCTTCAACAAATTTAACAGTTGTTGAATTGTTGTTTTGATAGCTATTTACTTTTTTAGCTATTTGTTGTTGTGGTACAGATTTTGGTGTATAAGTAATTGTAAACTCTTTTGTTTTTTCATTATAACCACCTACAGTACAACTACATCCCATACTTGTAAAATCTTGATGTCCTGCTAATGTTTTATTTATTGTACCTTGTCCTAAATATTTAAATTTAAAAACATATGGAACTTTTACAGGTATTCTACCTGCGTTAATTAAAATAGAATCACCTACTTTTGGTTGCCAACTCATTTTTACTATTAATTTTAATTTGTTCTGTAATCTTACTTTGTTTTAAAAATAATTTACCTTCAATATTATCACAATAAATATATCTAAATCTCATATCATCTATCCATATAGGATAACATTTACCTTCGCATGATTTAGTTGCAGCTTGTAAAGCAGTAGTAGTACAACCACATTTAATACAACTACCATTATTTAAACAAGTTTGATTCATTACTGCATGTCTAAATTCTAACTGTAGAATTGTTAATTCACTAAGTAATGATTTATCATTCCAATATAAATAATCAATAAATGTACCATACATACAATGCCAAGCATCTACTAATTTAGCTTTATCATTATATAAATATATTAAATACTTAAATTTAAAGCAATCTATTACAGCTAATTTAATAGCTGGTAATATAACATTAATTAATTGTTTTAGTTTCATTTCCTGCTAAAGGTATTGGATAAATTTCCACTTCTTCTGAAACAACTTTACCTGCTATTTTAAAATCATCAATAACTACAGTTGGTCCATTAAAAGGAGATTTATGATAAATTCTATATTCTTCTTCTGTTTTATATCCAAATATATCACAAAATATATTAGGTATATTAGGATTTCCATCCATATGTAAATTAGTATCAAGTTCTTTAGTAAGTAATACTGTATCTCCTACTCTTATACCACTTGCATATGCTTCACAGTGTTCTGAAATATTTAATACTAAACCGCAAAACATAACTCTGTATTGATAATCCCCTTTAGTATTAGTATTATCACTAATAATAGTTTTACCTTTTTGAATTTGTTCTACTTCTACACCAAGTTCTAAATACACTTTATTATGAACTAGTTGTATTCGTTTTGCATCTGGATGGTTGTTTAACCTTAATGGATTTAATTTAATCATTTCTTTGGTCTTTTTTTAAATTTATTTTGTTTGGGTAATAATGATTGTTTTAATTCTTCAATTCTTTCAACTCTTTCTGGTTTATGTGTTTCTAAAAAAGCTATTGCTCTTTTAATTGGTGTTTCATATGGTATAAATTTACCTAAACATCTTATATTAACTTGTGGTAAATGTGTTAATTCAAGTAACTTACTAGTATGCATCATTAAAAACATACCTAATTTATCATAATCTGTAAAAGAAATAATATTTTTATATTTACTATTCCGATATGCTTTCTGCAACATTTGCTTGTACTCCATCTATATTCTCTAGATTAGTATTAGTAAATTCAATTTCTTCTTTATTATAATCAGGTCTTATTACTACATTAAATACAGTTTCTACATCATCATCTATATCAAATACTTTATCTACAGCTAAGATACCATAATTATTAATATATATTGCTTTCTTATTTTGTAATGAAGTAATATTATTAGTCATTCCAGATAACGATATAAATAAAGTATCTCTTACATGCTTTCTAGCTTGTGTATTAAATCTATTATTCTTATTTATTTCACCATCTAATGATAAAATACAAGATAGTATTTCTATCTCTCTAGTATTTAAAGTTCTATCTTCTGGTAACATAGCATTTATTATACTAATATACTTAATATAATAATCATATTTACTATTTACAATAAAA